TGATTCTTTAGAAAATAATTTTGAGTTAAATATTGATACTGTAAAATGGTGGCTAAAACAACCAAAAGAATTTGCAAAATTATTAATATCAGAAGAAACTTTTAAATTAAAAGAAGCTCTAAATAAAATATCTAATTTTTTAAATCCTACTTATAAAATATGGGCAAAGTCTCCTAGTTTTGACTGTAATTTATTAAAATCAGTATATAAAAAATTAAATAAAGAGATACCTTGGGACTTTAGAAAACAGCAAGATGTAAGAACTTTAATTAATTTAAATCCTGATGTGTATAAAGATTTTAAAAATAATAATAAAATTACACACAATGCCTTACAGGATTGTTTTGATCAAATAGAATATTGTACACATATATTTAGAACTATAAAAATTAAAAAATAATGGATGAAAATTTAAATACAATATTGCAAATTTCTGATAATGTTATATCAGGATTAGAATATGGTGATTTATCAAAGAATAAAGTATTAGAAATGTTAAATGAATTAAAAGAAGAAGCAGAATTAGCTAAATCACAAATAAGCTAATTTAAAAATGGAGAAACAGATGATGACAGAGAAAAACAAAGAAACACAACAAAATAATATATTTAAAAAAAGAGTAAATATTTTACCTTATGAATATCCATCTTTATTAAAATATAAAGATGCAATTAGACATTCTTATTGGTTAGAATCAGAATTTAATTTTACTTCTGATATTAGTGATTTTAAAACTAAAATTACTGAAGTAGAAAGAGAAGCTATAAAAAGAACAATGCTAGCAATTGCTCAAATTGAGGTCAGTGTTAAGACTTTTTGGTCTGATTTATACAAAAGAATGCCTATTACAGAAATAGGAGATGTAGGGATGACTTTTGCAGAATCAGAAGTAAGACATAAAGATGCTTATGCAAAACTATTAAGAGTTTTAGGATTAGAAAAAGATTTTAAAGGATTAGTAGAAGTTCCTGCAATTAAAGATAGAATAAGTTATTTGACAAAATATTTAGATGGCACTAGAAGCAAAGATAATAAAATGTTTACAAAATCAGTTTTATTATTTTCTTTATTTATAGAGCATGTAAGTTTATTTAGTCAATTTTTAATAATGATGTCTTTTAATAAAAAGAAAAATCTTTTTAAAGGCATTTCTAATGTAGTAGAAGCTACAAGTAAAGAAGAAGATATTCATGGTAATTTTGGAGCAGAATTAATTAATATAATTAAATCTGAAAATCCAGAATGGTTTGATGAAACATTTGAAGAACTTATAAACTCAGCATGTGAAAAAGCATTTGAAGCTGAATGTAAAGTTTTAGATTGGATTTTTGAAAAAGGAGAATTAGAATTCTTAAATAGAGACACTATTGAAAATTTTATAATGAATAGATTTAATAATTCATTAAATAAAATTGGTATGGATAAGATATTTAAAACAGATTCTGATGAACTTGAAAAAACAATCTGGTTTGATGTTGAAACAATATCTAGTAAAGAAGGAGATTTCTTTTACAAAAAAGACATAAATTATAATAAAAAATCTAAAAGCGTTACAGAAGATGACTTATTCTAAAAATTATTGGTTAAATGATGAAAGTAGATTATTCTTAAAAAGAGGCTATTTCAATGAAACAGCTGAAGAAAGAATAATTCAAATGGCATATGCAGCAGAAAAAAGACTAGGAATACAAAATTTTGCAGAAGATTTTATATCTCACACAGAAAATGGATTTTATAGTTTTAGTACGCCAGTATGGATAAATTTTGCAAAAAATAAAGGATTACCTATTTCATGTTATGGATCAAATATTGATGATAATTCAGACAGTATTCTAAATGCAAATAGAGAAATAGGTATGATGTCTAAATATGGAGGAGGTACTTCTGCTTATTTAGGAAATATTAGAGAAAGAGGTAGTAAAATATCTTCAGGAGGAGAAGCAGATGGACCAGTTCATTATGCTAGAATGTATGATACAGTAATTGATGTATTTAAACAAGCAGATTCTAGAAGAGGTTCTTGTGCAGTATGGCTACCTATTGAACATTTAGATGTTGATGAGTTTTTAGATATTAATACAGAAGGAAATTTAATACAAAATTTACAACATGGTTTAACTATTACTGATCAATGGTTAAAAGAAATGAAAGAAGGAGATAGTGCTAAAAGAAAAATTTGGGCAAAAGTTATTGAAAAAAGAGGAGAAATTGGACTTCCTTATCTTATGTTTAAAGACAATTCTAATGCTAATACTCCTTATAAAGAATTAGGAAGAGAAATTACAGCTAGTAACTTATGTTCTGAAATTCAATTACCTACTAATAGTTATGAATCATTTGTATGCTGTATTGGCTCAATTAATTTGCTACATTGGGATAAAATTAAAGAAACTAATGCAGTAGAAATTTACACACAATTTTTAAATGCAGTTTTAGATGAGTTTATTGAAAAAGCTGAACATTCAAAAGGAATGAAAAGAGCTTGGAGATTTGCTAAAAATCATAGAGCAATTGGTGTAGGTACATTAGGATATCACTCCTATTTACAAAGTAAAATGATTGAATTTGAATCATTAGAAGCAAAGCAAAATAATTATCAAATTTTTAAAACTTTACAAGAAAGAACTAATAAAGCTAGTCAAGATTTATATAATTTTGACAAGAGAAAATATTCTTGTTTAAGAAAAGGATTTGCTAACACAACTTTAATGGCAATTGCTCCTACTAAATCTAGTTCTTTTATTTTAGGGCAAACTAGTATGGGTATTGAACCAATTAAATCTAATTATTTTGTAAAAGATTTAGCAAAAATTAAAAGTGTTTATAAAAATCCTTTTTTAAAAGCTCATCTTGCTAAACATGATATGGATAGTCCAGATATTTGGGAAAGTATTTTGCATAAAGATGGTTCAGTTCAGCATTTAGATCTTCCTAATAAAGAAGTATTTAAAACATTTATGGAAATTACTCCTAAAGAATTAGTTTTACAAGCTGCTCAAAGACAAAAATTTATTGATCAATCACAATCATTAAATTTATTTATACATCCTTCAATATCTACTAAAGATGTTAATGCATTGTATTTATATGCACATGAAGAAGGAATTAAAACTTTATATTATCAATTTAATGAGAGTTCTGCTCAAGCTTTTAGTAGAAATATACTTGACTGTAAAAGTTGTGAATAATAATTAATATAACCTTGTTTATTAATTTAAACAAGGTTATTATTTTAAAAATTAAAAATAATGGCAAAAATAGATATAGCATATCACAAATTATTACAAGAAATTAAACAAAAAGGTTTTAAATATGAAGATCCAAATCGTAAAAATGTATATAGATATCAAATACCAAATTATCAAATACAGCACAATTTTTCAGATGGCTTTCCTGCAATAACTACTAAAAAGTTATATTGGAAAGGTGTTGTAGGAGAATTATTATGGTTTTTAAGAGGAGATACTAATATTAAATATCTTGTAGATAATGGTATAAACATTTGGAATAAAGATGCTTATAATTATGCTAAATTAAAATGTAATTATAATCGTAATATTGAAGAATTTATTAATGATGTTAAAAAAAGTAATAAATTTCATGGATATACTTTTAAATTAGGAGATTTAGGTAGAGTATATGGTGCGCAATGGAGAAATTTTATGGGGTATGCAGATAATGTAGATCAATTCTCTAATCTTATAAAAGGATTAAAAGAAACACCTATGGGTACAAAACACATAGTTACAGCTTGGAATCCTGCAGAGTTAAAAGATATGGCTTTACCTCCTTGTCATTGGTCATTTGAAATATTAGTTGAACCTTTAAGTGTTTTAGATCAAACTTTATTTGTAAAAGATAATAGTAAGAAAGGTTGGACTGTTAATGCTAAAAGACCTAAATATCAATTCACTTTAAAATGGCATCAACGTAGTGTAGATACGTTTTTGGGTCAAATGTAGGCTCAAGTAAAAATTAGTTAAACGAGGAACATCCTACTATTAAGTTAAGGACAATCTCGTAGTAAAGATTTATAATAAATAATATTATAAAATAGTCGACATATTTCTTGGTATTCCCATTAATATGTTGTATATTTGTATCATGAAAGGACACATTTATATAATACGTAATAGTATTAACGAAAAATTTTATATAGGCAGCACTAAAAACTGCCATGTAAGAAAACTTAAACATTTTAATGAGCTTAGAAAAAATAAGCATCATTCTATACATTTACAAAGAGCTTTTAATAAATATTCAGAAGAAAATTTTGAATTTATAATTATTGAAACTTGTTATAATTATTTAAAAAGAGAACAATATCTATTTGATAATGTAATTAATTTTAAAGATACTTATAATGTTTCTAAAATGGCTACTGGAGGTGACTTAATATATAATCATCCTAATAGAGAAAATATAATTAAAAAGGCATCTGAAAATTTAAAAAAAGCATCTAGACCTAAACCTAGATTTGGAAAAGAAAATTCAAATTGGAGAGAAGGTAGAACTTTTTGTAAATGTGGTACACGTATTAATAGCAATACAAATACATGTATTAAATGTCAAGATAAAACAGGAGAAAAAAATCCTTTTTATGGTAAAACTCATTCTGAAAAATTTAAATTAGAAAGAAGCAAAGCTATGAAAGGTATTTATAAAGGTAAACAAGAAAAACCTGTTTTAATTGAAAATATAGAATATAAATCTGTAAATTATGCAGCTAAACAACTTAATGTTTGTGCAGCTACTATAATTTACAGAATTAAAAGTAAAAATGTAAAGTTTAAATATTATTTTTATAAGGAAAAACTCTAACGACTATTCCGAAAGGAAGTACACTACAAGTTAATGGTAGTGGAAAAGCTAATCTCCAGAAATGGATGAAGAGATAGTCTCATCTGCATAGTAATATGCAGCAGTTCATTAGAGAACGTATTATGTAGTTACGCACATAATAGAAGATATTGTTACCTTTTAACATTGCAAGTTATGCATTATTAGCTCAAATTATTGGTAAACTAACTAACATGAAGCCTAAAGGTATTATTGGAGATTTGTCTAATGTTCATATTTATGAACCACATATGGATGCTGTTAATAAACAGTTAAAAAATGATACAAATAAATATGAAAAATGTGAATTAGATGATTTTTCTGGATTTAAAATGGATATGCATGGAAATGTTGATCAATGGTTAAATTCAAAAGAAATACCTAATTTTAATTTAAAAGAGTATAATTCATATCCATCAATACCAGCAAAAATGTTAGCTTATGACAATTAAAAATAAAGAAACTATAGAAGACGATACTTATAATTTTATTGGAACAATAGAAGATTAAATAATAAATCTACATTTTAATATTTACTATAATTTTAAGACATATAAATAGTATTTATTAAATGTAGATTTTAATAAAGGATTTTAGATGTAGAATGGAAAACAATGAAAAGAAGAATAAAATTCAAATGCAGGCAGTTAAAGCCTGGTTAAAAAACAACAAAAAAGGTACTTTAGAAATTATTACAGGTTTAGGTAAAACATTTTGTGCTTTACATGCACTTTATGAAATGCCTAAAGATGATAAAATACATTTATTTTTAGCAGAAGTTAAAGATCGCAAAAAAGATTTATATGAAGACATTTTAAAATATAATGAAATATTTAATAGAGATGTATTAAAAGATTACAATTTTAAATTTAAATGTTATCAAGGTGTTTATAAAAAGAAAAATTTAAAATTAGGTTTAGTTATAGCGGATGAAATACATGATGCTTGTACTCCATCTTATTCTAAATTTTTTAAAAATAATAGTTATGATGCTTTAATAGGGTTAAGTGCTACTATTGATAGAGATACTTCTTACAAAACAGAAAGTAAAGTTTTTACAAAAGGTGAAATATTAGATAGCATTTGTCCAGTAGTATATAAATATGGTTTTAAAAAGGCTTATAAAGAAGGTACTACTAGAGAACTTAAAGTAAATATAATACATCACGAACTTGATAAAACTAAAAAAGTAATTAAATCAGGAGGCAAAAAAAATTCATTTTATCAAACTGAAGAAAAAGCCTATAAATATTGGTCAAAAAGACATGCTCAATCTTGGTTTATTTTTGATAGTGAAAAAAAGGAGTTAATGATCAGAATTACTGCTAAAAAAAGAAATGATATTCTATATAAGCTTGCTTCTAAAGTAGAAGAAGTTAAAAAACTTACAAATAATATAAATACAAGAAGTATATTATTTGGAAATGATATTAATTCTTTATTAAAAATTACACCTAATACTATTAGTTCTTATAATAAAGATGAAGAAAATTCATATATAAGAAAGCAATTTGAAAATGGCAAAATTAATTTAATAGCTAGTTTTAAGAAATTAAAGCAAGGTGCTAATTTACCCAATATAGACAATTGCATTATTATGTCTTATTATAGCAGTAGTAAAGATTTAATACAAAGAATAGGAAGATTAAGAGACAACGGCAATTTAGGAAATATATTTATTTTTGTAACTAAAGAAACACAAGAAGAAATATGGTTTACTAAAATGTTTGAAAATTTTAATAATGTGAAAACAGTAGTTTACAATAATGTAGAAGAATATTTAAAAAATAAATAATGGATAGGTTTATAGCAGATTTACACTTAGGAGATAAAAAAAATTGCAAAAGAAGAGGATTTAATAATCTTATTGAAATGCATGATAAAATAGTAAAAGAATGGAATATAGTTACATCTGATGAAGATAACGTATTTTTGTTAGGAGATGTTGCTGTAGACCCTAAATACTATCCAATACTGAAAAAGCTAAATGGAAATATTTATGTTTTATTGGGAAATCATGAAAAAATAGAATTTATTACAGAAT